GCCCTAACGATAAAAGTAAAAAAAATAAACGCATAATTATTCCATATATTGCCAATAACTCTTCTCTACACCTTGCGCTATTATATCTACAATACCAGTTTCTATGGCTGCTTGCAAAGCTATACTCTTGCTCTCGTTCATAGCATTACCACTTTCAAACTCGACTAATTTAGTGCCGTTTGCTATATATCTGAAGAAATCATTTGAAAGACCAACTGATAAAATTGTTTTAGTGGTAAGGTTTTCTAACAATATTTCTCCTGTAGAAACAGAAACAACTCTCATAGAAACTATCACTGTATCTTCTCTATATTGTTTGCTGTTACCTATACCCAAGTATCTTGCCCCCATCCCACCGGTCAAAAGGTTTGTATTGTAGTCTTGTATTGCACCCTCTAATATCAAGCCAGCAAATAGTAGAGGCAGTTGTTTTTCATCTTCATCAAATTTTTCCCTGGTTGATCTGATAATTTGTCTTTCACGAGTCACATGATCTATTCCTACTCTTTCAACTACTCTGAAAAATTTAGATTGTTTTAGGGCTCTGATAACATAAGCTTCTGGTGCTTGTGTCAAAGCTGAACTGAAGCTTGCATAGCCATCAATCGACTTTCTTTGTCCTGTTGCATCAGGAAAGCTATAGACAGCTACAACAGGTTGTGCTTTAGGAAACCTTAAGTTTTTGATGGAGTCAGTAACTGGTTGATTTATAAAAGCAGATTTAGAAAAACATTCTGCTTCACCTACGATAGTAACGACATCTTTGTAATCACTATCAGGGTTGGATAAACAAGGTGATATATATTCTAGATGTGTGGCGCAACTAGAAACCAAAGTCCCCAATAGGGATAGTGATAGTAGTTGTTTCGCCAGTTGTTTCATTAAATATAGTCATTGTAATATTTATCCCGTCTGTCGTCCAAGTTATCAGATTGTCGAATAAAGTGAAGGACCCTTCGTCTGCTGGGTTTTCGCCAAACAACTGGTCAACTAATTGTCTTGATAGTTGTGCATATACTCTAGATTCAAAGTTTCTAAGAAATCTTGCCAAGGTTGTATTTTCAGCATCTCTTTCTAGCTCGTCTTGTAATGCTTTGATCTCTGCTTTGAGTGCTTCTTTTCTGCTGTATTCTTGCTCGTCTATCGTTAGGTAATGTTGTGAGGTGCCAACGCCTGAAAATGCTGGTGACTTGAACTTGAATTTTATTTCATCGGCGAGGACAGGAAGCATTAAGATTGGGATTAAGTATATTGCGCAACCCATCCTCTTGTATTTGTCTTTGTAATAATCGTTATTCATAAAACCAAACTCCAAAAGCCTATACAGAAACTGAGTATTAAAATCCAAGCTGTCAGCTTGTACCAGTCTACCCTGTATCTAGTCTTTTCTTTGATCATCTCTATCTGCCTTGGCTATCTTATTGCTATCAATCAGCTGTGGCACACCTAGTATTGTCTTTATTAAAGTGTCCTGTCTGATAATCTCGTTATCTAAACTACGGACCCTGTCTATTAAGGCTACTAAAATACCGTGTTGAGAGTCAAGTTTTGTGCCTAGTCTTTGTTCCATAGCGGTTATTTGTTCTGCTACCTTATCATCAACAACATCTAATTTGTTTTCCATACCGTCAACGATACGCATTATTAATTTGTAGATAAACCACCCTAATCCGAGAGCTGCTGCTATCGGAAACCCTACTTGTTGAATTATGGTTACAAACTCTTGCATTTATAAGGAGTAGTCTGATGTTACCAGGGCACAACAGAAAATTTTTAACACCCTTGAGCTTACGCTAGTCAACAGACTACTCGTCCTTTTTATGTGAAGCACCAAAATAAAAAGATATGACTGCACTTGCTAGCCCACCTAGATAACCTAAAACAAGGTTAATTAAAGCTTCACTATTCTGTTCAGGCGGTTGTATTGTTACCAAAAATATATAACCCATAAACCCACCAATAACTACTACACCAAGCAATTTGGATGTCCAGTCACTACTAAAAGTTTTTCTAGCATCTTGCAGGTCTTGTGTTTCTAATTTGAAAACATCAACTTCTAATTCTTTCATTTGTTTTTCAAAGTCTAGCTCTGCTTTTTTTATTTCTGCTAGTTGTTGTGGTGATGCTTGTTGCACAGCTTTTTCTACTGCGCCCTTATTATTTGGCACACCAAGTTTATCAGCCAACATACTCATAGCTGCGTTACCCATTGGCCCACCCAACGCTGTTCCGATTGTAGGTGCTACTGCTCCTACTAATACTTTTAATTTGTCTAACATATACCTATTTCACTCCTATCCATTCCTAATGGCTTGTCTGATAAACATTTTAACATATCTTTAGGTATGTGAGCATATGGCTCATTATCGTCTTCATATGTAGGATCAGGCGATATATTCATCCTTATATCGTAAACATAATCTGGATCCCATTCATGGTAGTATAAGCCATCCGTCATAGCATATACGGTTATAAATGGGATACCAGTTGATTGTGCATACATAGCACCCTTCATTAGCTTCGCAACCGACAGAATGAATGTGTCGTATTTATCAAAACTAAAAGATCGACACTTGACCTCACACCAAAAACATTTGTCTTTTGATTCGATCCAATAGTCCAGACCATATGATGTTGGTAGTTTATGGCAGGTCACATCCCAAGCACCCTCGAGATATCCAGCTACTCGTTCCTCTCTCTTTTGATCTTCTAAAGTTTCAAAACTTGGTTTTTTCATATTCAATCCTCATAGTATGTAGGGTCGACAGCAACCAACCTTTTTGTAGGCCTGCCCTTTCCACCTATTTTTATGTCCATTTCTTGTACCTCACCAGCATTTTTAAGTCTCTCTATAATTTCTTTGACCTCATATGATTTCATTGATCTGAATAACTCACCCCTGTCAACCTCTCTTTTAGATATACCTGTTTCCCCTCTTGATCTAATGAATGACAAGACTTGTTTTATTTTTGATTCTGTAGCTGAAGACGCTACTTTGTCACGACACGCTTCAATAAAAAGTAGGTCGTAGTATCGGACATAATCAATACACCATTGTGTGACATCTCCTGGTATTTGTTTGCAGTCAGCATTACTAGCTAGAGCACATACTAAGGACAACCGCATAGCTTTTTCTCTTGTTCTTGACAATAAGGGTTCTAAGTTATCCTTCTCCAAGACTTCCTGTCTCTTTACTATCTCTTGTGCAAACTCATTAAGTAGCTGTTCGCTGTCTTGTGAAAAAGGTATAACATGTGGTCGGAAGTCTAGCTCGGCATTGTTAAGTTCTATACCCCCAAACTCCGATCTTGATCGCCTTATGTAGTTGATCCAGTTAACCATTTGTAAAGGTGGGCTTTTAAACTTTTTTAACCTCTGCACTTTCCTTGGTTCCTTCGATTCCACAACTAAAAATCTATTTAAGAAACCATCAGCTATACGACCTGAGTTTAATGCTTTGTAGAAATTTTGTGGTACAGAAAGACCAACTAAAGTAATAGCTGGTTTATGTGTGACACGGTTCATGGCTTGGTCTTTATACTGTTCCGGCACACTCATTAAAGAATAGTTATCAGGTCGCAAAGTACCGTGGCATCTCCCCCAAGCTTCCATTAATGTTTGAATACCATCTTCTCTGTTGGTGTTTTGTTGTGCACCGATTGCTTCTAATCTCTTGCCGAACTCATCCATTATAGTTATTTGTGTTGGTCTATAACGCAAAATAGAATGGACTGCACCTGAAGATGTGTAACCATCCCCCACAACAAGCTCTGTATGTTCTGACATATTCAGCACAGCTTCTACAAAGGATTTTATATTTTCTTTACCCTGTCCTGACTTCGCAATACCCATAAAGTATAGTGAAGCAAAGTTGTTCATAGTCGTTCGGTACAGTCTGCCACAACTGACACTTGCAAGAGCTAAGGCACCCACTATTGATAATTCAGGTTGCGATACTTGTGCAATTTCTTCGCAAAATTTAAACATGTCTTTCAATATGCCTGGTGGATTAAATAGATCTTTTGGTGGCACAATTTGTTCTTTAGTTTTAGTAAATAGTGGAGCTCTTTGATTCTTTCTGTCGTGTGTCTTTTTGACATTATCTACCACAGAGTTTATTTCTGCTTGTGAAAGAGGCGGTTGATTTTGTGTGTTCCAAGATTGCATGAAAAATTTAGCAAACTCTAAGTTTAGGTTTTTCGATATTAAATATCCTGCTAGTCTTGCAGCCTGATCATTTCTCGACCCTTCGTTTACACCATCCAAAGAAAAAGGAGCAGTAATTATTTGTCCGTTGTTGTTTTTTCCATTACCTGTTATCTGCTCCCACTCTTTTTCTGTAAAGTCTGGTAGATCGTCGAAATCATGTATATCCCATTCTGGTATTGTCTGTGGTCTATATAAATTACCGTTAGCATGTTTGTTGTAGGGTGCGATAATTAATCCACCCTCTCCTCGAATATCTATAAGCCTTTCTATAGGTGTATCATTTAATCTTTTTGTAGCAAAGGTAGTGAAGTTTTCAGGGTTGTTATAGTAATAGTGCATGCCCTTACCTGTTACAACTTTGAAGGGAGAAGGGGGCAGGTTGTTATCAACCCACCCCATAGCTTCAGGCGTATCGGCATCAACAACAATAAATTGACCGCAGATGAGTGCAACTACAAGATCATCACGATCTTTGAACCACTCAATTACAGTCTCTCTTTTGGGCCTTTCTGTTTTGTATTGATGCCAACCACCCAAAAAAACTGGTGGCTTTTTTGATTGTCTTAACAACGGCACTACTGACAAACCCTCGTCGTAGTAAGCTAAGGCTAAATCTAAAGGCTTTTCGTCTTCAGATAAGTTTAGGTTGAACATTCAGCAATTATATCTTCGAGATTACCATAAATGGATTCAAAATCTAACTTCCCTTCGGACGCTCGAATGATTAATTTTGCTTGATCAACGGATGGTTGCCTATGGCCATAACGCCAGGCTTTGATTGAATGTATAGAACACTCAAATAAATTAGCAGCTTCTTTGTTACCAATAAATTCTATGTATTCTTTTAAAGTATATCTTTTCACTTCTCTCTCCTTATATTTTGGTTGTATATTTATAGCTTCTAGTTTCTTCAAATATGCAGTAGAAAGCACTTTATTACGAAAGTGATAGTTTGCTAACCATATTGGTTTCTTCTCCATATCTTTACAAATTGAAACTGTCTGTTTTACAAATAGTAGTTTATGTTATAATATATGTCAATATTAATTTTAATCGGAGATATGATATGTCGTTTAAAGATAGAATCGTCAGCCCTGATTCTTTAGTGAATCAACAAGGGGTGAAGATACTCGTTTATGGAGCTGCAGGTGCCGGTAAAACAACACTTTGCGGTACTGCTCCAGGAAAAAAACTGATGATAGATATGGAGTCTGGTTTGCTCTCAGTAAGAGACAGCCAAGACATAGATGTTATTCAGGTTAAAGAAGCAAAGGAAATTATTGAAATTTGTGAAGCACTCAGAACAGGTGAGTTAGTTTACGATACCGTATGCTTAGACTCTATTTCAGAGATGTCAGAAATTCTTTTGAATTTTGAAAAAGCAAGACACAAAGATCCTAGAATGGCTTATGGTAATGTGCAAGAAACTTGTACAAATGTCATGAGAGCATACAGAGATTTGCATATGCATGTGGTATTTGTTTCCAAAATGGAAAAGATGAATGTTGATAATGTCATGCAGTACGAACCAAAAATGGTTGGTACAAAACTAGGACAATCTATCACTTATTTCTTTGACGAAGTGTTAGCACTTAGAGTCATAGAGGAACAAGATGATGAAGGGGCCTTAGTAAAAAATAGATGGCTACAGACTGATGTTGGTCAAGGCTATACTGCGAAAGATAGATCGGGTAAGTTAGATGGTTTTGAAGTGCCTGATCTGACAAGCATAATTAAAAAGCTTGGTTTTAAAACTCAAGTCATAGGAGGAAATGATGAGTGATTTTGATGGTGTCGAGTGGTTAGAAAATCAAACTAAACCACCCGTTGTCGAGAAGAAAGAAATTGCACCGCCTGGTGTACATAGTGCGAGAATCATTACGGCTGAAAAATATAAGTCTCAGTCAGGTAATTGGACAGTAAGGGTTGTTTTTGAAATAAACAATCGTAACAACAGAGATCATATAGAATTTTATTCTTTATGGTCTGCAAGTGAAGAAGCAAAAAGAATCTCTAATGAGATGTTTACGCAACTTTGCAAAGCAACTGGTTTTAAATCTTTTCCTGAAGATGTACACTCTCTTGTCAATAAGACATTAGACTTGGGCATCTACCATAAAGATGAAACTTGGACAAACAAAGAGGGTGAAGAGGTTAATTCAAAGAAAACAAAAATCGGCGAATATCTTAGCGCTGTGAGTCCAAAAGCACCAAGTGGAGATAAACCAAAGTCCCCGCCGACTTTGTAGTTTAGGTGCGAAAGGGGCGCAAGCCCCTTTTTTTTGTCTGAAATTTGTTCTAGTATAGAGCCATCCATTCTATATCATTCTCCGAATGGTTAATTTATAGTGTATATAAGAAGGGAGCCTTTCGGCTCCCTTTCTTTTTAGGATTTAAATGAAAAATTTAACTTAAATTATCAACATATTCTAACAACAATTCTAAACTGTGTATAGCTTTCTTAATATCTTCAGATCCATTTTTAAATCTGTTTCTAGTAATGTAGCTTATTGCTTCAGACTCTAAGTTATTTAGTTTATTTTTATAACAATACTCAGCGGGTTGTATTGCTAACTTTTTATAATGATCGCCACCTATTTGACGGTTAGAAGCTTTAGCATCTATCTGCTTGTCCCAGTCTTTGTCATTAATGTTTCCTGCTTTTAATGTTTCTGAGAAATCTGTAGGAAGCTTGTTGTAATCTTCTGGTGTTATTTTATCTATACTCATAATTCTATCTCCACTAATTCTGGTGTGTTATATGTAGTAGGTAAGTTCCTACCTTCTATAACGGATTTATATTCGCCTAACAACCTGTCAAGCTCTAACCACCCAGCATCCATATCTTCGTGTTTCATTTTAAATACTTTAGATGCATAAGGGTGTTTCTTTTCTTGTGCTACAAATAAAAAGTCAGCAACGGTAAAGCCCGCTTGCTCAAAAGCTCTTTTATACCAAGATGCCTGTAGTTCATACTGATACTTCTTCACAGAGCTGGTAAAGTCTCTAGGCTTCACAGATTGTGTAGTTTTGTAATCTACAAGAATAATTGTTTTGTCGTCGTAAGGGCCTGCTAACGGATATC